GAGGGAGTAGAGTGGATCTACGAAAATGGTATTCTTAAGTGTACTGAAGTAGAGCAGATGAGAGATAAACTTTTATCTACAAAACTAAATAAACTTGAGGAAACTAAATTAAATCTATGGAAAAAGTTCGTTGAGAACTTGTAACATATAAATAAAAGAGTTATTACTCAAACAGGAGAAAAAAATGGCAGATTTAGAGAAAAACCTAAATGACGCAATAGAGGAAGTAATGTCTGAAGGACAGCAACCTGACTCTAAGGCGGAAAAAGGTGATCAAAAACCTGTTAAACAAGGTTCATCAGACGCCGAGAAAATCGAAGGCGGGAAAGGTGAAGTCGTCAAACCTGAAGAAAATCCTGTTGACAAAGCAGTTGATTCAGTTAAAAAAGCAGAGAAGCAGAAAGAAGTTTCTGGTGATCCTCAACAGAAAGGGGAAGCACCTGCTGAGAGTCAACCTAAGTTGAAAAAAGTTTCAGAAGAAGAAGATTCAGAAGATGAAAAACCTTCTAAAATGAAAATGATCAAGGCAATGGTCAACAAAATGAAGGATCTAGATAAAGAAAAACTTCAGGCAATGTACTCTGAGATGTCAGAGGAAAGTGTTGACGAAACCTTGTCAAAGGCAGAGATCGCAAGAGCAATCGTAGAACTCATGAAGAAAAAAGGTGAGGACGAGGTAGAAGAAGGTTTCAATAAACTTCTTGAATCAGAAAAAGACGAAGACGAAGACGAAGATGAAGATGAGAAAAAAGACGATAAAGAAGTCAAAGAATCATCTGAAGTTGAATCTTCACTAGTTGAGATTGAAGTAGAAGACGACCTAGAGAAAATCTCAGAAGCACTTGAACTCTCGGAAGAGAATCAAGAGAAGGCAAAAGTTATCTTCAAGGCCGCAGTATCATCTAAAGTCTCAGAGATCAAAGAGCAACTTGAATCAGAGTATTCAGAGAATTTAAAAACCTCAACAGAGAAAGTTAAAGACGACCTAGCGGAAGCAGTCGACAAGTACCTTTCTTACTGTGCAGAAGAGTGGACGAAAGAAAACGAACTTGCAATAGAAAGAGGTTTGAGATCAGAAATGACTGAAAACTTCATCGAAGGATTAAAAACATTGTTCACAGAACATTATGTTGAAGTTCCAGAAGATAAGTACGACGTTATTGATGAACTCGCAAATCGTCTTGACGAAATGGAAGACAAACTTGACGTAGAAGTATCTAAGAATATGGAAATCGTTGAGGAAAGAGATTCCTTGTTAAGACAAAATGTTGTGAAAGAGGCATGTGCAGACTTGTCTGAGTCACAAATTGAAAAATTGGTTTCACTATCAAATGGTGTAGACTTCAATAGTACTGAAGATTTCGCAGAGAAAGTTTCAGAACTTAAAGAAGCATACTTTCCTGCTGATAAAGGTGAGACCGTTGCAGAAGAAACAGTAGTTGAAGAAGGAACAGGATCTTTCGAAGATGATTCATCATCTGAAAAAGTTGTTGATCCTACTATGAATGCTTATTCTTCAGCATTAAGTAAACTAAAACCATTAGGTTAATTTTAAAGGAGAAAATGTAAAATGTTCTTATCAGAAAATTTACAAGAAAAGTGGTCCCCTATACTTGAGCATTCTGATCTTCCAAAGATCGAAGACAACTATAAGAGAGCGGTCACTGCTGTTATCCTCGAGAACCAAGAGAAAGCACTAGCAGAAGATAGAGCAACTCTTTCCGAGGCAGCACCTTTAAATGCTACAGGTGGTACAGCAATCAACAATTGGGATCCTATTTTGATCTCATTAGTTAGACGTGCTATGCCAAATCTCGTTGCTTACGACATTTGCGGTGTTCAACCAATGACAGGTCCAACAGGACTTATCTTTGCTATGAAGGCAAGGTATCAAGATTATCCTTCAGCAGGACGTGAAGGACAATCAGAAGCATTAGGTATCAAAGAACCTAGAACTGGTTATTCTGCTTCAGCAGGACCAAACAGTACAGCAGGTGTTGATGCAGACCCAGAAGGAAATCCTTTTGCAGGGTCAAGTGCTTATCAAAACCAAACTTCAGGCGCAATGGATACACAAAATGCAGAAGCATTAGGTGATGGAGCATCGAACCACTTTCAAGAGATGTCATTTACTATTGAGAAATCAACTGTAACTGCTAACTCTAGAGCATTAAAGGCCGAGTATTCACTCGAACTTGCACAAGACTTAAAAGCAATCCACGGTCTTGATGCAGAATCAGAACTAGCAAATATTCTTTCATCAGAAATTCTTGCTGAAATCAACCGTGAAGTTGTTAGAGAAGTTAACAACCAAGCAAAAACTGGTGCGGAAGCAACTGCTTCAGCAGGTACTTTCAACCTAGACGTTGATGCTAACGGTAGATGGTCAGTTGAGAAATTCAAAGGATTATTGTTCCAAATCGAAAGAGAATCTAACAAGATCGCAAAAGAAACAAGAAGAGGTAAAGGTAACTTTATTCTATGTTCTTCAGACGTTGCATCTGCTCTTTCAATGGCAGGAGTATTAGATTACGCACCTGCTCTTAACACTAACATTAACGTTGATGATACTGGCAATACTTTTGCTGGTGTTCTTAACGGTAGAGTTAAAGTATACATCGATCCATATGCTGGATCAGATTACTTGACTGTTGGTTATAGAGGATCAAATCCGTATGATGCTGGTATGTTCTACTGTCCATATGTACCTTTACAAATGGTCAGAGCAGTTGGAGAGAATACTTTCCAACCAAAAATCGGATTCAAGACAAGATACGGAATGGTATCTAACCCATTTGTAGGTGATGCACCTGTAAGTGGTCTTGCACCAGATGGAAACAACCAGTACTACAGAAAGATGTTAGTATCTAACATTCTGTAAAAAAGTTTCGAACTTTTAAAAAGGTCTCTTCGGAGACCTTTTTTTTGCACTAAATATAATTGTCATTAACACACATACACACAGGAGGAAAAATGGCAAATCAAGCAAAATCAGGTTACGAAATTCGTGCCGACTTACTATCCCTTGCAGAGGGCGTCTTAATCAACAACATCGAGAATGAGAGGACTACCATATATACATGGAATGATAACCATCCCGAGTCGAAGAAAGATATGCCCCTAAGAACTTACTCAGCACAAGATGTCATTGATACTGCAAAGCAGTTTAATGATTTCGTAAACGAGAAGTAACGCATAAATAGTATTGTGGGGTGATATTATTCACCCCCTTTTGAGGAAATATAATGTATACAAGTACACTTAAACCAGACCCTAGTAGATTTGTTGAGTCTAGTACACCACAAGATCAGCAAGTACATAAAGGTTGGTATTGGGATTACAAAACAAAAAAGTTTTACAGATGGGATAATATACCCAAGGATAAATAATGCCAGAGACATCAATCAACAAGTCAATACTTAATAAGAATAATTTTAGATTACTTATTGACAAAACACCAACAGTAGAGTACTTCGTCAGATCAGTTAATATTCCAGGATTAACATTTGGTGAAACAGTACAGGCGGCAGGTGTAGGACTTGATGCTTTCTTTCCTGGAGATAAAGTTTCTTTTGATACACTTGATGTATCTTTTCTTGTCGATGAAGACTTAGAAAACTTTAAAGAAATATATGATTGGATGGACGCAATCGTTCCTATAGCAGATCCCTCTGCCTATGGGGCATATGTCAATTCAGTTAAAACAGATGCAGGTACATTCTCAGCAGTAGAGAATGATCTCTTACAGTATTCAGATATTACATTAGTATTGAATACTAATAAGAACATACCAAACAAATTTTTTAGATTCCACGATTGCTTTCCAATCAGTTTAGGTGGTATCGAACTTGAGAGTGGTGCAGATACTGAGGCAGTTATCGCAAATGTATCATTCAGATTTACATATTACGAGATAGAAAGCACTAGTTAAATCTCAATAAATATGTTATACTATTAGTATTTAATAGTATATTAGGTAAATTATGAAACTAGATGAAATCAAAGTGATGTGGTCAAACGACTGTGAGATCGATGATATCGAACTCGACAAGTCATCATTAGAAGTTCCAAAATTACATGCTAAATATTCAGAGTTACTAACTGATAATATTTTATTGTTAAGAAGTCAGCAGATGAAATTCAACATGCTTAGAAAAGATAAGTGGATGTGGTTCAACGGCAAACTTGACGATGATAGAATTAGAGAACTTGGTTGGGCACCTGATCCATTTGATGGATTAAAAGTAATGAAAAGTGACTTTGGTATATGGTTCGATTCTGATCCAGATCTACAAAGTCTCAAAGCAAAAATAGATTACTTACAGGAAACAATTGAATTTATTAAGAGATGTATGGATAATATCACTTGGAGACATCAAACAATAAAGAACACTATCGAGTGGCGTAAATTTATGGCGGGTCAATAATGCTTTATCACAATAACGTATGGATATATAAAGACTTTTTAACAAATGCAGAATGTGAAGTTGTTCATGCTACTGCTGAGAAACACGAACTTATGTCAGGTCGTATTGGATATAAGAACAATGACCCTGATGCACCACCTAAAACTGATGGTCAACAGAACAGTGAGATCAGACAATCAGACGTTAGATGGATACCCCATAATTCATTCGTAGAAGAGATAAGTCAAAAGATTGAAGACGGCATCAACAGTGCTAATAGAGAAGCAGGTTGGAATTTACATTGGGATCAACCAGAGTCTCATCAATATACTATCTATCATCATAGACCAGAAGCAGAAGTAAAGGGAGATCATTACACTTGGCATATTGATTCAAGTCCAGATTGGCAAGGTCAAGGTGAAAGAATTAGAAAGTTAAGTTCAACACTTCAATTGTCAGATCCAAATGATTATGAGGGTGGACACTTTCAATACATCAATCCAAATGGTATATTCGATAAGTTAAAAAGAAACGAAGAGTGGGTAGATATGCAACAGCATATTACAACAGTCCCATTCTCTGCCAAATCTAAAGGAACACTTATAGTTTTTCCTTCTCATACATATCATCAAGTAACACCAGTAACGAGAGGAACAAGAATATCACTAGTCAGTTGGTTTCATGGTCCTAAGCATGTCTAAGAAGAAAGCATTAATTAAACTATGTGTCATGACAGATGAAGACATCGGTCCAATGGACATGGACGAACAAATGAAAATCGTAGAGAAAGCAATAGAGGAAAAAAGATTCTATCTTGAATCTATCAATCCACCCAAAGATGTCTAATTTAGTTACAGTACAGAAGATCGACGAGGTCTTCATGAAAGTTAATTGTGATGATGGTCTTGCAAGAGACTTGTACGATTTCTTTTCATATACAGTTCCTAATGCTAAGTTCATGCCCTCATATAAAAATAAATTTTGGGATGGAAAAGTCAGACTCTTTTCATTAAAAACAAATAAAATTTATATTGGTCTACTGCCATATGTAGATGAGTTTTGTAGAGAAAGAGGATATGATTTTGATGGTATACAAGATGTTATAGGCAAGAAAGAACGAGACGAGTCGAATAAGATAGACGACTTTATTGATATGCTTAGTCTACCATTCGCACCAAGAGACTACCAGTTAGAAGCATTTAAAACAGCAGTGCAGTATGGTCGACAATTGCTTTTGTCTCCTACAGCATCTGGTAAGTCCCTAATCATATATCTACTAGCACGATACTATGCTGGTAAAAAAATTATTATTGTACCAACAACTTCTTTAGTTGAGCAAATGGCAAAAGACTTTGAAGAGTATGGATATACAGATAGAGTTTGTAAAATTTACAGTGGTCAAGAAGTATTTGATGCAGACATTACTGTTACTACATGGCAATCATTTGCAAAAGCACCTAAAGATGTAATGCAATCGTTTGATGTAGTTATAGGAGATGAAGCACATTTATTTAAAGCACAAACTCTCAAAGGCATCCTAGAGAAGATGAAGACTACAGCAGTGAGAATAGGAACTACAGGTACACTTGATGGTTCTGAAGTACATAGACTACAACTTGAAGGTTTGTTTGGTCCAGTAAAGAAAGTCATAACGTCATACGAGTTGATGGAAGAAGGTACGATAGCAAATTTAACTATTGATTGTGTCATACTTCGTCATACTAAACAAAAGAAAATGACTTATCAAGAAGAGATGGATTATCTTGTAAGCAATGAACAGAGAAATAAATTTATCACTAATCTAGTTAGTTCATTGAAAGGTAATACACTTGTACTCTTTCAGTACGTAGAAAAACATGGTGAAGTACTGTGGGAAATGTTTAACCCAATGGTCAGTAGAATGAACGGGACATTGCATTATGTTTATGGTGGTACAGATACAGAAGATAGAGAGTCAGTCAGAACTATCGTTGATTCTCCGAAGAAGAAAAATAATGTCATACTAGCATCATACGGAACATTCTCAACTGGAGTAAATATCAAGAAGATCGACAATGTTGTATTCGCATCTCCTTCAAAGTCACGTATACGTAATCTACAGTCTATTGGTAGAGGGTTACGTAAGACAGATGGTAAGACATCGATGAGACTCTTTGATATCTCAGACAATTTACAAAACAATAATTATACACTCGAACACTTGAAAGAACGCATAAATATTTACAATGAAGAGCAATTCTCATATGAAATTAAGGAGTTCGATCTAGATGGTTAAACCAGCAAACTTAGTTCCACAAAAGTACGAAGTACTTAAGACAAGAACAGGTGCAGAGATAGTTGGCATGACTAGAGAAACTCCAACAGGCGTTGAAATTACTTTGCCAATGATTTGTCATTTGCAAGTTGTACCAGGAACAAACAGAACTCAATGCTTATTT